TATCTACTTCCTCAGCAAATCTTAAACCTGTATTTTGTTTTTCATCTACAACTTCCTCAAATTCAGTATCGTGGTCATCTATTTTTTCTTTACCACCCTCTTTGATTGCCATTGTATATGTATTTTGGTTAGCACCTACCATAACTGGCGATACTTCCCATACTTTTAAATCTTTTAAATAACGAACTTCTTTTTCCTCGCCATTATCTTTTTTAAACATACCCATTTCACTATCGTTTACCTCAAAACCAAAAGACCATTGTTGTAAATCACTCATAGCTTTAACTGTTTCGTAAGCCTCTTTACCAGCGTTTGTGTTTAAATTAAAAGTTCCTTTGAATACAGCTTTTTCGCTATCTTGTTCTATTTTGCCTTTACCAATTATTTGTTTCCAATCATGTCCCCAACACATAACAACACCTTTATCGCCATATCCACTTCTTATTGAGTTTGGTAAGACAACATCATTATCACTATCTACTTCATTAAATTTAGAAAATACTGCCTCAACAGTTCCGTCTGCGTCATTAAAACTTAGTAAGTCTTTATCTTTAAATTCTTTCAATTCATATCCTCTTTTCGTGGTAGTTTAAAAAACACCTACAATTTACAGTTAAATCTGGAGTAGCACCAAGAGAGCTATCGCCAGGATAATCAAGTTTATATCCGTTATATTCAAATAAATCATTTTCATTTATTTCAGTGCCGTCCAGACTAATATGTGCGTCTCGGACTTTACCGTCTCTTTGGCTAATCCATTCTTTAGTATAAACTAAGCCAGTTGATTTTGCACCTATTTGCCTACCAAAATTAGCTAGTTTAGTTCCCTCTGTACTTGAAATCAACAATGCTCTTGATAAGTTAGCTTGTCCTAATTTTTTCTTTACATTAGCAGATACATATTTGGTTAATTGTGTTCCTGTATAACCTGCGTCTAATGCCTCAGATAATATTCTACTAAATTCTCTGGAAAATCTAGTTTTACTTGTATTAGCTAATTTAGGTAGTAAATCATCTATCATACTTGCAATAAATGCTTTTACCTCAGCATTTTCACTAAGCTTTTGTAATGGAAAATCCTCTAGTTCTACTAACCTATAAAAGAAACCCTGTTCAATTATTTGACTTCTGCTTTCTTTTGTTTTCATTGGTATTACATAAGGCATTTGTTTTTTGTTTGGTAACAATAAATCTATTTGGTAAAAAGCAAAGTCATTAGCTAAAGATACATAATAATCAAAAACATCAGCAGACCATTGTTTTGTATTTTCATCTATTACAGTATTAATAATTCCATTTACACCAACTTGTAATGGCGAATAGTTGTTTAAAGTATTTACAATTTTTAAATCTTGTGATTGTAATAAATCAAAATACAATTCCTTTAATGCTTTTTCCCATTGTGTAAGTAGCTTATCGTGTTCTTTATAAAGTATGTCTTTTGTTTCCTCTTTTCTAAATCTATTAGTTCTTATATCCCAATCATTTTCTCTTAAAATGTTTCTACGCTTTATTAACTCAAAAGCACTTTGTGCCTTTTCATCTCTTTTATTCATAGCTCTAACTAATTTATTAGACCAATCACGACCTGCGTTACCACCCCATAAAGCCCAAGCTATTCTACCATTACTTGGATAGCCTTTTTCGCCTGGTCTGTAGCCTTCACTACGCTTATCGCTTTCGTGTCTAGGAAAATATTTTGCTATGTGTCTTACTTTTTCAGGTCCTGCTGTTGTGTTGTTTAATATATATCTTGCAGAATTTAAACCAACACTTGTTCCACCTCTACCATACTCCTTACGCCACTCAAGACCTCTTTTAGCCTCCTCTTTAGCACCTTTTGGAATTGTAAAGTTTAAATCATCATATAAACCTTTTGTATATGACTTTTTACTAGATAAAGGGTGCGCACTAGGTAATAAATCTAAATCAAATTTACCACTACGAAATCTAAAGTTTCTAACTGCATATAGAAAAGCATTTACTCTGGCTATTGCCCACCTGTCAGCACCACCACTAGCTCTTACACTAGGTCTTACACTACTTGGATTTGTATTATAAGCTCCAACACCTCTACGAAATACAGCACTAAGCATACCAAGTGTAACTCTACGCCTAGCGTCATCACCGTATTTTTCATTATGTTCTTGTACTTTTTTCTGTAGAGTTTTTCTTACCCTATCACTAATCTTTTTCTGTTCCATTAATTATTTTTTCATATTCGTCGTGTGTTTTACAAGGCATATAAACTGTATTGCCGTCTTGGTCTAGTGTATGTGTTCCTACACAACCAATCTGTTCAGCTCTTTTTTCTGCCTCTTCTTGAGTTGTAAAAATATCTTTTTCTAATGCAACTTTATTATTATTTGAAAATTTTTCTATTTGTTCTAATCTAGCCTCTGCTAATTTTCTAGTTGGATAGCAACCCATATTTATTCCGTTTTTAGAAATAACACAATACTCGCCGTCTATTTCCTTAATAACCTTATATTCATATGATTTTTCATCGTCCTCTGTTTGTATTTCCTCATCATATTCAACTGTATTGCTTGTAGCGTCTGTGTCTGGTTGTTCCTCTACACTTGCGTTGGATAAATCATTAACTGGAATTACTACTTTCTTAGCGTCTATAAGATATACATTTTGGCTCTCATCAACTGGTAGCCCTACACTTTCTCTAGCCTCTGCAATGGTTATCCAACCACCCTGCACGCCACGATTAAGTCTTTCATATTGTGCGTCCATATCCTGTTGTAAAGCTCTTACTTCAGAAAAGTCATAGATTGCATAATCTTTACCCTGTTCGTTATAGTCTTTTAATAAAACTTGTTGTGTTAATTCTTGTGCTACTTGTTTCCATAATGGAATTAATTTGTTTTCTGTAAAAAATTCTCTTAATTCTTTAGCATTGGAATATGTAGCTCTATCTAAACCAGCACCTAAACCAGCCAATATTGCTGGAACTCCTAATACAGCTGATATTCTTTCCTCTGGTACTCGTCTTAATGTTCCAATGTCTAATTCAGTAGGACTAAAAGCCATTTTTGTTACTTCCATTTGCCCACTCAGTACCAAAGGCATACCTCTATTTCTACCACCAACTTTTTCTCTATAAGTTTTTTGTATTTGTTCTGCCTCTTCTTGTGTTGGTCCATAATCATCTTTTGGTGTGATTAATACATTAGGCACACCAGAGTTAGCCAATAAAGCAGTAGCCATTTGACCTGCCGCCTCGTCTCCGTATATTTCTCTTAATACTGTTTGTATTGGTGCAAAACCTTTTCTATGGTCTGTTTGGTCTAAACCTAATCTAATATGTACCATATCCTCTGGCATTATCATTATTTTGTTACTGTTTGTTTCATATTCGTAATGTGTAATTAGTTCATTGTCATTGCCTTTTGGTGTTACTTGTTCAGGCATTAATGGATATAAAGCAACTAATTGATTGGCATTATTTTTTTGTTTTAACAAATAAGCGTCGCCAGATATATGCATAGCATTAATTATGTATTGTTGAATAATATCCCCACTCATAAATGGATTAGGTCTTTTCATAAGCATTGTTAATGGGTGATTTTCTATTGTTTTTTCTAAATTATCAGTATCGTATGTTTTTATTTTTAAAGTAGCCTCAGAAAAGCTAGTTCCTAAAACTTGCAAACAAGCTGTAACTGCTGAATTGCTACTACCATTACCAAGTGTTGTTACATCAAAGTAACCAGCTCTTGTGTTCCAACCCTGTATAAAACTTGTATTGTTATATAAGCTATCCTCATCTCTAAAAAAGTTATATCTTTTTTGTTCGTTGGTAGCTCTACCAAATATTATGTCGCTTAATTTTTTTCTTTCTGCCAATCTATCTCCTTATGGCTAAGAGTGAATAGCTGAACACACCCAAAGGAGCTAGACACTCAAAGCCAATCCTTTTGTGTTCAATCAATATGCCCTAAACTCTTTTCTTTTTGCTATCTGCAATATACAGTAAGCTAAACTATCCACTTGGTCGTCATGTTCGCCTGCTGGAAATTGTAGTAGCTCTTTTTCTAATTCCAAATACCAATTATTAGAATTATTGAAATACACTAATCCAGCTTCCATTTTAGCAGATAAAGGCAAAGCTCGTGAGTATTTATCTTTATCTGCCCTTAATTCTCTAATAGGAATATTTGTTTGTTGTCTAGCCATTTGTATAAAAGCTAATTGGTAACCAGCTCTTTCTACACCAACTATTTCTGGCGACCATTTATCATAAGTAGCTTGTAAAAGTCTTAATACTTCTGGTGCCTCTAGTCTTTTCCTAATTACTTCTAGGACAAATACTTCTTGATTTTTGCTAACACCGATTGTGGTAACAACAGTATAGTCTGCACTTTCTTTTGTGCTTGTCGCCAAATCCACGCTTGTGATAATGCGTAGGTCATCAAACGCCACTGTTCCTTTATCGTAGTTAATAAGTTTTCTATCTTTTTCATATCCGTTTTCATCATAATAAGTTTCCATACCATAATCAAAGTATTTAAACCATTGGTTATTAAACAAGCCACCAGATAACTCTACAAACTGTGCGTCATATTCTTGTGAATAAAGAAAGCTACCTATTTCTTTTTTAGCTATTTCTAGTTCATCTAAAGGCACATAAGGATTAGTTTGGCTAGGTAATTGCCACCTATCCCAAGCCTCTAGCTTATCTGCATTATCAAATAATTGACTAAACCAGTTGTAACCTTTTGGAGTAGAAATAAATAATGCACCACCTCTGCGTTCTGTAAGTGTTGGTCTTACTACTTCTGCCCATACATTTTCTTTCATAAAAGCACACTCATCTAATACTACGAAATCAAGTCCAGCACCTCTTAATCTATCTGGATTATCTGATGATTTGATTGATACCATACCACCAGTTGGAGTAATAATTGTTTTTTCGCTTTCCTTAATTACAGTTCCAAATTCAACACCAATATTTCTTAAATCTTTCCAACCCTCCAAAGCCATAGCGTAAGTTGGTGCTATCCACCAAGCTCTTTTACCACGCCACGCTTGTTCTAAACATAACCAAACACCAAGTCTAGTTTTTCCCCACCTACGACCAGCTGCTAATACTTTAAATCTTGCATTGGATTGTGCTACTTCTATTTGACCACTATGTAATTCTGGTAATTTAACTTTAAATTTTCTAATATTTGCATTTGATAGCTCTGTTTCCATACTATAAGAATACTATTGTTCTTTTTTATATTCGCCATTTTTGAGGTTTTTACTATTTATTATTTACTTGCAAAATATTTAATTTGTTCTAATTTTCTATTGGCTTGATATAAAGGTTTTGCAATATTCCAAAATCTAATATTAAATTGATTTTCCAATACCATTTCTTTATACAAATCTTTACCTGTATCTTGAAATTTTTGTTCCATTTTTGCTATATAATCTGAAAATTCATTTACAGTTTTGGAATTAAATTTTCTTTCAACAAAATTCCAATAAACTTTATTTCTATTGGCTGTAGTGTTTTCTTTAGTTTTTGTCATAATACCTGTAGCTACAACTTCTGCTAAAAATTCATCTAACAATACTTGTTGCTTATCTGCAAATGATTTAACTTTTTTATAATATGTCATTTTTGTATCCTTTGTTTGTGTTTCCATAAGTAATACTTTAACCACAGATTTAATTAAATATATAAATATTTTAATATTTTTTTCTAAAATCCACGCTACCAGCTGTGTCTATAGCTGATTAGGTAACCACGACACCTAGCTAAATATCGCTTAAAACAGCTCTAAATGGGTGTTATTCCTCCTCTAGATTAACTACTTCTGCGTTATCAATAACTATTTCATCTTGGCGTTCTAATTTATTACCGTCAGACCAATTTAATTCTATTTCTACTGGAGCATTTGGGTCACTACTTAACTCTAATTTTTCTTTTCTACCAAATTTATCTGGATATTTTCTCTCTAAATACCAAGCGTCTGCTTGCCAACTTCCGTCTTTTCCTGCTTGTTCTATTCTTGCTAGCCTACGCATAATAGCCTCGCTTTCGGCTTCATTAACTCTTATCCAGAAACTAGCGTATGGCTCTATGTTTTCACTAGCTTTTTGTCGCCACTCACGAAATGTAGAACTTCTTATCCCTGCGTAATAACAAGCGTGTTCAATATATGCACCAAGTCTAATTGCTTGTAGCAATCTTTCTTGTATGTCTTTATCTAAAAGTTTGTATGGTTTTTCATTTGCCATTGTGTTCTTAATTATAATAGCAAAAAGCCACCGTTTTGGTGGCTTAATGCTTGCGTTTCTGGTAGTGACTGAATTACGGAAACACTCTAGAAAGGATTGATTAACAATCCACCACTATCAGAAATTTTCCAAACAGTTGTATTGTTTTCTATATCTAATATAGTATCACAACCTTTAAAGTCATCTAAAAGTTCTTGTTCGTTTTTATATTCGTGATAACTGGTATAAATAACTGTTTTATCTAGTCTTTTATATTCGTCATTTATTTCTTCCTCTATGTCAAAGATAGTTTTTAAGGCCTCAGCTGAAAACTTATTTTGTTCCCAGTTAAGCATTTCATTAACAAAATCATTTTTGTCTAGTATTTTTATCATTGTCATTATTGCACCTTTGCTAGTTTTCTTTTTATAAATTTAAAAAAATGCCAGTTATCAACATCTTGCATATATTCCATAGCTAGTTTTTCGGCAATTTTTCTTCCTTTATCAGTAAAAATGTCAAAATAATATGTATCACGCATATCGTCTTTTTTATAAATATATATATATCGCCATACATTTTTATTTTTAGCCATATTTATCCTCCTATTTATTATTATTACTTTGCTTTGTAACTTTTTTTGTAAATTTTATTTACTTGTTTTATAATTTGTAAAGCCTCTGCACTAAAAAGCCTCTTAATTAAAAGAGGCAATTTAGCTAATTTTTACTTATCTTTTTGTAAAGTAACCATTCATCAGCTGATTTTTTATGAAATGTAGTTTTGCATTCACATTCCTCAGCAAATAATTGAAAATGCATACTTGGTATTCTGCAACCAGTTTCCTCATATTCATTTTCTGCAAGAGCTAATTTTAAACCATTAACCATTTCTGTTAATGTTTTAACATTTTCCTCTGCTTTTTTAAGGTCGTGTTGTGCTGATATTACTTTTCCCTCAGCTACAAACTTAGCTTTTTTTGCAGTTTCTAGTTCTGCAATTTTATTTTCTATGGTTAATCTATCAATATTCATTTTTCCTCCATTTCCGAATTTGATTTGTGTTTCCATAAGTATTACTTTAACCAAAGATTTAGATATATATATATCTTTTTTTAATATTTTTTCTAATAGCCACGCTACCAGCGTTCGCTATAGCAGTCGTGGTAACCATTACAGCTAGCTAACTATCGCTTAGAAACGAACTATGGCGTGTCGCTATCCCAATATTTGTATGTAGAAACGCCTTTTATACGATATTGTATATTTGTTGAATTTTCACGAATTTCTTTTTTTATAAAATTTCTTAAGGTTTGCACATCATTTGCTGTGTCAAAATCCACAACCATTTCTACTTCTATTGTTGCAATTACTTTTCTATCTTTTCTATCACTATCGTATTGCTTTTTTCTTTTTTCCAAATCGTTATAGTATTTACTGCCGTCAAAGTCACTCATTTTATTTTTCCTAGTGGTAATGAAACTTCGTTTGTTACTTCCATACGAAATTTGCCCCATTTCATAGCTTGTTCTTTATTAGGAAATCTAATCCAACCTACCCATTTATCTATTTTTTCATCTAGTAAAGCTAGATAAGTATGTATGTCATCTTTTATTTCACAACATTGACAAACAGATACATTTTTAAATAGGCTTTTGTCTTGTTTTAAAATTCTTGGCCAACAATCATTACACAATGTATGCGTTCCGTTTAAGCTAACCATAGTTATTAATTCATCATCATTTGTTTTTACTGGCATAAGTAGATTACAAAAATCACAAACCCAATCATCTGGTGCTATTGGAATTTCTACAGTATCTGCATTGTCAAATTCTACTTTTATTCCACTAAATCCAGCTTGTCTATGTTTAACTGCGTCCTCAAATAAAACTATTTTTTCTTGTTGCATTATTTTCCTCCTGTTAATTTAATCTTTGCCATTTAGTATTCTTATAAATGTTTGTAACAATTTCTGTATTTTTATTTTTAATATCTTTAATTGGTATTTCGTGTCTGCAAAACTTACAAGCTACTGCTGTCCAATTTAAGTGATAAAGCTTTAATTCACCCTCACAATTTTTACAAGTATGCATAAAATAAGTTTCAATCATATTTCTAATCCTATTTGTTCTTGAAAAGTTTCCATATTATTTTTAGCCTCTAGCCATTTAGGATTTAGTTTATACATATAAAGAGTTGCTTTATGACTACAAAATTCCAAGCTACATTGTTGTCCTAAATATTTATAGACATAATTTTCATTAGAATAAATTTTTTCTTCTTTATTCATTTCACTAATTCTGTTTCTGGCAGATAGACCAGTTTCGCCAATTATATTTAAAATGCAATGCCAATTGCCGTCAGACAATATTTTTTTAATTGTCTGTGCATAACTCATAAAATACCCTCATAATTAGCTTTTTTACTATCAGCTCTTTTTTTATAATCGCCAGACTTTACATAAACCTCTAAAGAGTGTGCTAGTTGTTCCAACTGTTCTGTATTTAAAACCAAAGTGGCATTTATTGATTGATAGCTAAATTTTAATTTGTAATAAATTCTTTTAGTAACAAATCCTCTAAATTTTCTAATATTTAGTTTTACATCATCATCAGTATTTTCCATATCTGCATTCACGCTAGTTGTGGAAAAATGGTTGTTCATATTTACTCGCATAGATAATCCTTTACATTAATTTCTTTACCAGTTTCTAATTCCTTATATAAATTATCTAGTTTATAAGACAATTTTTTATGATTACCAAAACCTAAAATTGTTGCTATTTTTTCTGCACCCAATCCAAGCAATCCAGTACCAGCAAATAAAACTACTAATAAAAATAAATTATAGAAAAATTGTTGTCCAAGTTCTGGCATTAGAAACCTGCCATTTCTTGAGCTTGGTCGTGTAATCTATCTAATTTATCTAGTTGTTTTTCTAGATTTTCCAAAAGCACAATAGTGTCATTAAAAGAATTATTTAATGTTTGAATTTTAGCAAATGTAAAATCTGGCATACCACCAGTTCTGTTACGCAATTTTCTATAATCATCATTTTCTTTTATTGATTGTTTGTATCCAGCTTTTAGTAAATCAATTAAAGTATAAGCGTCCAAGCTTTCCTTTAAATTATCTACATCTATATTTGGTATGTTCTGCACATATCCCCCTTGTATCTATTTCCATTTTAATTTTGTATTGTTACAAATTTATCTACCAAGACTTGGATTTTGTTCCAGACAAAAAGTACAAGCAGATACATAATCATTTAATCTATTATCAAAGATTACATGACCAGTTTTGCGTGTAAGCATTCTGTTACAGTTGTAACATTGTCCGTCTGTCTTAGTTTTTGTTATTCCATAATCCATAATTTTTACCTTAACATCTCCTAGTGTAAGTATCGTGTTTTAAATCCTAAATTCATTTTGGTTGCACCAGTTGTGCATTGACCACCTGCGTTTTTAGCTCTGTCTGTATATCCGTGTTCTGTAAAACATTTTTTGCTGTGTTGAAAAGTGCCGTTCCACTCCACATTGTTTTCACGCATAGCGTCCATAAATTTTATCTGTTGGTCGTGTCCAAGAAATCTACCAATTAACATAAGATAGGCAGTTGCAAATCTGCTGTCGTGGTCTCTGCCGTATTGATGAGCAAGTTCGTGTAACAACACACTGTCGTCTGCCCAAGTTTTTAAGCGAATAAATGTTCCGTGATAAGTACAAGGGCCATCTGAGCCTTTGCAATCTATTTCCAGTGGTCTAAAGTATCTTTT